GGGAAAATAATGTTTAGCTACGAAGATTTTTATTATTCACAACTTACAATTAAAGAACTAAAACAATACATTAAAAGTAATGGATTAGATGGTTATGGCAAACGCTGCCAACAGGAAATAGACAAACGATTACAAGAACAAAACGAAACATTAAAACTATGATTACATTATTAAACGGTGAACATTGGGGTAAAGATGAAATATTAACTCAGATGTACGATGATGAATTTTACTACGGTCATTTAGGTAAACACGCATTAAGCAGCAGTAGTATTAAAACAATACTTAAAAGCCCTAAGACATACAGAAACGTTGTTAAGTATGGAAGCAATTCTGAAACACCTGCTTTGATTGCTGGTAAGCTGTTTCATTGGATGATACTTGAACCACAAAAGTTAGATAAGTTACATTTTGTATCGGCAAGTACACGCAACACAAACGTCTACAAGCACGCTAAAGAAGAACACGGTGAAGTGTATTTAGTAAAGGAAAAGTTTGAGGCAGAACGTTTAACAGATGCGCTACTAAGAAATGAAGCTGCATTACAATTACTAAACAAAGCAGAGTTTGAAGTACCAGCTATTGAAATGATGGAAGGCATAGCGATAAGAGGTAAGGCTGATATACTAAAAGGTGATCATCTTATAGATCTTAAAAGTACATCAGACCTAAACGCTTTTAAGTGGTCAGCTGATAAGTATGGTTACGATCTACAGGCTTGGTTGTATATGGAATTGTTTAACTGCACAAAGTTTACCTTTTTAGTTGTAGATAAGTCAAGTTGTGATATTGGAATCTTTGAAGTAACAGATGAGTTTTTAGAACGTGGTAAGAATAAATTTATACAAGGTATTGAAAACTACAAATACTTCTTTGAACAAGACAACGATTTAGATCAATATGTAATGCGTGGTATATTATGAAACTATTTGAGGATGAGTGGGGCGTAGACAATAGCCCAATAGATAACACGGAAATTACTACAACAATACTGTATTTTAGTACAGATGAATTAAAAGAATTTAAAAAACTGTGTAAAGCTGGTATAAAAAAAGAATTTAACGAACACTATAAACAAAAAGGTAATTTAAGTGACTTCTTGTTGTTAATTTTAAAAAAAAATTATGGAAACTTACAGGCTTAAAAGAATCTTAGATGATAAACAAGGTAGCAAACTTAAAAGTAAATACGTTACCAAAGAACACTACAATACACTTATTACAGATAATTCTGATGGCTATGATGCTTACACAGGTCAGCTATTGTTTAGGTTTAGAAAAAACGCAATACCTTTTGAAACATTAAAAACAGGCTACGAAAGTTTTAAACATAGTATTGAACTAACAGAAAGCAGAGGTGCAGCTTCAGGAAGTAGCCATAAACGTATAAGAAAAGATGGCAGCGTAAGTAATATTACGGTAGGTAATAAGGTTGAATCTGGTAGCGTTGGTTATATGGACAAAAATGCTATGGTTCATTATTGCAGAAAAACAGCTTTTGCTAAAAAGTATTTTAACGAGTTTAAACAGGGCATTCCGTTTGTACAGTTTGTTGACAAAAAGTATAAAGAACTTTGCCCTGAACATTATAGTAGGCAAAAAGCAATAGCATTAGGTACTAACAAAAACTATGTAATACAAGATACAAGTTTTACTACAGTAACAGTAAACCAAAATTTTAGGACTGCTGTTCATAAAGATGCTGGTGATTTCCAGGATGGTTTTGGAAACTTGATTATCTACAGGGAAGGAAACTACGATGGTGGGTATTTTGTGTTGCCAGAATATGCGGTTGCTATTGATTTACACAACACAGATATATTATTTGTTGATGTACATAAGTGGCACGGTAACACAGAATTTACTAATTGTAGCGATGATTGGAAGCGCATTACTTTTGTAATGTATTACAGAGAATATATGTATAAATGTCAAAGCCCAACAGAACAACTGCAAGAAGTTAAACAAAACAAAACAGGCTTTTTAACACTTTAATTATGGACAAACAAAAAGGTAAAGCAGCATTACAGTTCCAAGACGTAGTTTACCAATACTTCAAAGAAAATTGGCAGTACAACTTAATTCATCACACTTCTATTGAAAAACAATATCAAGAAGGCGAAAACGTACAGGGTATTGAAATAAAACACGACCAACGTTTTAAACAAAACAGCAATAACCTATTTATATCTGTTAAACGCAACTATTGGGATAGGGAAGAATTAAGTGGTATTATGAAACAACACAACAAAAGGTTTTATGTACAAGGTAACGAAACAAAGTTTTACGTTTTTAGCCTTAAACAAATAAGGGAATACTACTTACAAAACAACCCTAAGTTAATTGCAGGTTACACAACATCAGGTGGTGGGTGTGAGTATGGTTTTTTGCTTAACGAACAACAGGCTGACCAATTAGCATTTGAAACATTTAGCAATCAATTAGAATTAAGTTTATAATGGATTACTTAATAACCTGCATAAGCCACAGAAGATCTCACAATGTTAAAACAGTATTTGAAACAACTGGCACAGAAGATATTGTTTTTGTAGTAAACGACCAAAAAGATGTTGACCACTATAAAGAAGCAGGTGCGCTTGATGTTATAACAGGTGGAAGTTTAGTGGGTAATAGGAATAAAGCCCTTAATTATTGCTTTAAACGTAATAAAATATGTGTTCAGATAGACGATGACCTGTTAACTGTTGCAGTAAATGATTTTACAGGCAAAAGAACAAAGCAGTACGTAACTGTAAAACAAGCGATTGACGATTTAATTCAAGAGTTTATTAAAAGCGATTATAAATTTGCAGGAGCACCCCCGACAGGAAACCCATTTTTTGCAACTAAACTTACACAAGAAAATATTTTAATCACAGCACCTTTTACATTAACAAAGCCAAATAGTATTAGGTTTGATAAAAACATTAAGTTAAAAGAAGATTACGACTATACTTTGCAACATATAAAACAAGGTGGTTGCATACGTTATCACAAATATTTATTTAATTTTAAACGCTATGGAAATGAAGGCGGTGCAGTTAGTTACAGGACAAATAAACTTGAGCAGCAATCAATACAGTATCTTCAACAAAAGTGGGGCGAATGCATAAAGCTCAACCCTAAAAGGGAAAACGAAATATTATTAAATAAAAAAAGTTTTAATATATTACATAGCCAACAGCTACAGTTATTTTGAACCAAAAACAAATAAAAGAATTTTACCTAATGGCATTACTTGATATAAGCAATGGGGTAACTTATCAAGAAATGTATGAAACAATGAAAATGTATGAGCAACACGAAGAATATGAGGCTTGTGCAGGAATACAAAAAGCAATATTAGAACAATTTGAAATATGAAACCACAAGAAATTAAAAAATTAGTAGAGCAAGAAACAAACAACTCATTAAACACTAAAACACGTAAAAGAGATATAGTATATACCAGAGCAGTTTACTTTAAGCTATGTAGGATACATACACAACAGCCTTTAAGTAATATTGGCAGACCTGTGGGTAGGGATCACGCTACGGTCTTACACGGTATAAGGTTATTTGATAATGTGCTTATAGAATACGAACAAAGCTATTTGGAACTGTTTACTAAACTTGACGAACAAATACGCAAACAAACAGGTAAGAAACTAAGACACACGCAAAAACTGCTTAACCCTGAAATGTACTACAGAAAAAAGTACACAAGGTTATTATTAGAACACAGGAATATAAGCCAACGCTATAGAAACTTAAAAAAGTTTTTAAATGTATAAGCCATTACCAAAAGAAGTTACCATAAAGAAAAGCAAGATAGAAGGTCTTGGAGTGTTTGCTATAGAAGATATAATAGCGGGGTTTTGTTTTGGAATAACTCATCATTATAATGAGAGAAATCACTTCAAGAAACTAATTAGAACACCTCTAGGGGGCTTCTTAAACCACGCTGATAACCCTAATTGCTTTATAAAAGATAGCGAAGCAGAGAGCCTATTATACGCTGTGAGACCTATAAAAAAGGGAGAAGAGCTAACCGTATATTATAGAAAATATGATGTTTGAAGCAATAACCATATTTTATTTAACTGCAATACTCGCTTTAATAATAGCATTGTTTTTTAACAAAGATTAGTTTTTTTTATTGTATAATTGAATAAACAATCTTTTTCAAATGGATAAGAGGCAATTTAATGGCGGTGCAAGAGAAGGTGCAGGGCGTAAACCAAAGGCAGTAGAGGTTGAGTTAATAGAAAAACTTACGCCACTTGAACCATTAGCACACAAAGCATTAATGGAAGGTTTAAAGCAAGGTGATTTTAAATACGTACAACTTTTTTATAATTACTATGCAGGCAAACCAAGAGAAACTAAAGACATTACAATCAACGAGGACTTACCGTTGTTTGTAGATTAGTATGCAGGTACAAAAAACCGAAGCACTAAAAATACTAAGATCATTAGATAAACGAATACGCATTGTAAGGGGTGGGACATCTGCTGGTAAAACAATATGTATTTTATTAATTCTAATAGATTACGCTATACGCAATCCTAACAAAGAAATAAGTGTAGTAAGTGAAAGCATACCACATTTACGTAGAGGTGCTTTAAAGGACTTCTTATCGCTTTTAAAATCGCTTAATAGGTATAGGGATAGTCAGTATAATAAAAGCACGTTAAAGTACTCCTTTACAAACGGAAGTTATATTGAGTTTTTTAGTACAGATCAGCCAGACAAGCTACGTGGTGCAAGACGTACAGATTTGTATGTAAACGAGTGCAACAATATAAACTTTGAATCATACCAGCAGTTGGCTGTAAGAACAAGCGGTATAATATGGCTTGACTATAACCCTGTATCATCTTTTTGGGTTGACAAAGAATTAGTAGGAAACCAAGATGCGAACTACGTAACATTAACCTATAAAGAAAACACAGCATTACCAACTACAATAGTAGGCGAAATAGAAAAGGCTAAAGCTAAAGCACAAACCTCAACGTATTGGTCTAACTGGTGGCGTGTATATGGTTTAGGTCTGACAGGATCATTAGAAGGTGTGTGCATACCTGATTGGAATGAAATACCAATGCTGCCTGATGATGTTCGTTTACTTGGTTACGGAATGGACTTTGGCTATAGTGTTGATCCAACATCTTTAGTAGCACTTTACAAATACAATGAAGCCTATATATTTGATGAGGTGCTATGTCGTAAAGGTATGTTAAATAGCGATATTAGTCAGTTCTTAAAAAACAATGAGGTAAACGATATAATTTATGCGGATAGTGCAGAACCAAAATCTATAGCAGAATTGCTATCGTATGGGCATTTAGTCTACCCTGTAAGCAAGGGCAGGGATTCAATAGTATATGGTATAAACCTAATAAACCAGAACAGAATATATGTTACACAAAAAAGCAAGAACTTAATAAAAGAACTGCAAGGCTATATATGGATGCAAGACAAACAAGGTAATACCCTACAAAAGCCTAACCCTACATCAGGGGATCACAATATAGATGCAGCACGTTATATATTAAGCAGCGTATTAGAAAACCCACACAAAGGGGAATATCACATTTATTAAAAATATTTTGTTTATTATTTGTTAATTAAAAAAAAGGTTATATATTTACATCATAAACAAAAAACAATAACACAATGGAAACAGTAAAAATTTTAAAACGATTAAAAGAGAGAAAAAATTCTTTAGAGTTTCAAACAAGGATGCACACAGGGCTTATCTCTCATAACTACATTGTAGAGGTTGGTGCAAATACTGTATGTAGTGTAGACGGTAAAGCTGCCCTCAA